ATGAGCAGTCGTTTTCTGACTCAGTAGACTGTACCACAGCTTCTGCTTGTTTGTCTACGGATTTGCATAGTTCCTTTTGAAGCTTCTTTAATGGGAATGGAATACCGCGAGCGGGTTTCTTATTCCCCTGACTTAATCTTCCAAGGCCCATTCGAGTTCATCCAATTCGTCCTCGTTGAATACTTTACCGCATACGCATTCATATAGCGGTTCTGGTGTTTGTTCCATAATAGGAGCCACATCGCCATGTTTGCACGTATCCTGCTTCTCTAGTCGGCGAACGTGCGCGGCCACTAAGAACTGTGTGATAGGTCCAGCTATATCCCTAGTTAATGGCCTATCGTACTTCCGTTTTGTCATGTTAGTATCCTTTAATTTCAATCCACCAAGTGGAATCTTGTGCTATTGATTCCTTTACCAATATGGCTTGCTCACCCTGAGAGTGCCAATATTTAACATCATCAATAGCTCGGTCTAATGACGTATTAACGTCGATGTGAACGGGCACTCCGCCCTGTTGAATTGGCCTCTTTACTCCGTATCTCTCGTTCAAGTTTCTGCCGCTCATTCCATTTCCTTTCCTTACGGTCCTGAATCTTTACAAAGATGGGCCACCATATGTAGTCCTTAATCAACTCCCATACCCAATTGATAAGCAAATAGAGTATAGCCAAGATTGACAGGACTATTATCCCACAGCAAGCCCAGAAGGCGAGCAAAACTACTGCATTGAATACCGCGTCGTATGTCCAATCAGAGAGTTTCACAATATGTTCCCATCTTTGTCATATGCCCATCGAGTCATTTCACGATTCCAACGTCTCATGAATTGCTGATGCTTTGTAACTACTGCTTGAGTCTTTGGATGCTCAAAGCCATATCGGATAGTAAACGCATTAATAATCTTTAGCAGGTCATCCTCATAAGCACTTCCGGCTCTAATTACCTTTGGCTCATTAAGAATGACTAGCGCGTCGTATTCCGTTTGCCATTCAGAATGCTCCTTAGCGTGACTTGACCTTCTGGGAGATTGTCCCGGCCAGTATCCATTGTCATGGAGATAGTCGTCCGTAAGTTTACCCAGCTGTTCTTTATATACCGGAATAGGCGGTTCAATTGTGACTCCTTTGAAGTACGCAACAGTTCCCAATAGGCCGAGAGTTACTAGCGCAGCTAATATAAGCCCGACTATTACCCATTCCATTACGTTGTCTCCGCTGATCCTAATTTAACCCCAGCAAGTGGACTGCCCCACGTATGCATAGGAATTGAATAAAAGCGCGCCCGGTGTGACAGGATTTTTCCACTCAATCCCGGAAACTCGGATAGCAATATCCTACGCTCCTCAATAGCCTTATCTTCTGTGGAATAAGGGCCATATACGGTTACTGTAGGCGGCATCAGCTTAATGTTACTATCCTCAATCAATACGTTGACATACTTACCCGGTATTAGTTTAGTCATTCCCCTTGGCATTAGATTCTCCTTCTGTATAATCGTATGGCATACCTTCTGGTGTCCATATCTGCATGATCTTCCAAGCAAAGTTATCTTCTACGTATTTACTGGAATACCCTTCATTATATAGGTGACGTATCTGTTTCCTTTTAAAGGTATTCGCCTTACCTCGGCTATCAAATGGTCCGAATGCCCTGAACCATTGCCCCTCCCCGGTGAAGTTATTACGGCGCATTACCAGTACGTATTTCATTAGTTATCCCTCCATTCAAATGAAATAATGATTTCCTCGTCAGTGGATTTCACGCTTATCTCATTGTCATAGGGGTCACGTTCGTTTAGAGCTTGAAAGTCTCGCAGTGCATTTACCTTAGCTTTCTCGAATTCTGCAAGGTTTACGGGATTGGGCATTACATATTCACGGTGAGTTACAGTATGTTCACGGTAGTTAAAAATAGCCATTAGCTTACTTTCTATTAAGAGTGGTGGGCACCTGTTGGCCGTTTAAGAAGGTCAGGGTTAAGGCAATCGGACCCTGAAGTTCCCCACCACTATTCAATTAGTCAAGCTCGATACCGTCGAGCAATGCAAGAAACTCTTCATCGGGAGTGAATGCTTCAATAGCCTTCTGCTCTGTATCCGACGTAATCTCCTGCTTCTGGGACTGGAAGTATTCCTTTAGGGATGCAGTCACATCAATCTCAGATTCAAAGCCATTGATAATGGCCTGTTTCTTTTCGTTGATGGTTTTCATCCACATGCAGATTGCCTTTTCAATGCGGAGGATATCTACAGTGGTTTCTTCAGTCTGCCCCAAACGATTTGTACGGGCATAAGCCTGATCGTTTTTACCGGGATTCCATTCTTCATCGAGAACCAGAGTATACGTCGCATCCGTAAAGTTGAGCCCAACACCACCAGTTTTATAGTTAGCCAATACCACGTCGTATTTGTAGTCAGCCTTACGTTCACCCGACCGCGGCCTAAGGAAATCCCTCTTGATATCGAGTCGAACATTATCCTTTGTGTCTCCATCATAACGGGATACGCGAATACCCTGAGCCTTCAGCCTACGTTCCAGATCAACGAGTGCTGTTTTGAACTGGCTGAATACAACCGCCCGCTCGCCATTAGCAATACGCTTGGCCAGCATTTCAGTAGCCATATCCAGTTTGATTGAAGGAATGTTATCGGGAACCTTGAACAATACGTGTCCCACAGGATAGCGCGGATCAAGGTCATACATTTTCTGCGTAACCTTAAGTTCAATACCTGCCGGGAAACATGCGGCCTGACGTTCCCTAGTGATTACAGCAATACGGGCATTGATTTCCATACCCTCACCGTTGTCCAGAAGAATTTCGTTGTAATCAGCAATCTGCTTCATAATCATCTTCTGTTCTTCGGTAATTGCAGACTTAGGAATAAGCACTTCATTGATAGTCTGCTTAGGAAGCTCGATACCGCATTCCTTCATGGTCCGCTTGATAAAGCGACCCTTCATATTCTTTACGAGCGCCTTTTCTCCGCCCGGTCGGAACACCCACTTACCGTCAGCGTTCTGCATGCAGTAGTTGTTAAGGAACTGCCACTTATCCCAGAAGATATTAGGGGCAATCATATGAAGGCTGGTGTAAAGGTCGCCCGGTTCATTCAGAATGGAAGTACCAGTTACACACAGTGCATTCTTATACTTCATCTGATCGAGTGCGTTGAACGTAAGGCCCTTTTCATTCTTCATATTGTGGGCTTCATCAATAGTGATTTCATCCCAGCTAACACCCTGTACCCATTTGAAGTCCCGCCATAGCGACTGGTAGTTAGTAACTACGGTAACTTCGCTGGAAGATTCAATGACAGTCTTAATCATCTTCCGCATATTAGGAGTTGGCCCGTCCAATGGGACAACGTTTCTGTGGGGAGCATACAGCTGAATGGTTTGAGAAAAATCAGATACAACGTCACCGGGAACAACAACCAGAATCTTCTTAGCTTTCTTCATATCCCAAGACATGATAGAAGTGATTGTCTTACCGGTTCCCATTTCATCGCCCAATACAGCAGAGCCATAATGAGCAATGGTCATTGCGCCTTCCCATTGGTGATCCATTGCGTACTGTACCCATTCAAAGTTCTGATCCCGGCAGTACGAAACCATATCTTCAAATGCCTGACGCTTCTGATCTTCAAGCTTGCGAATACGGATAGCCTCTTCCATATGGAATTCAGCTTCATCCTTTTCGCGCTCAGCCTTACGGATATCAGCACGCATCTTATAGCGAGCGGCTTCAATCTCACGTTGCTTACGCTTGTTTTCCATAAGCAGAGCCATAAGCTGACGTTCTTCTTCAACAAGCTTAGTAAGGTTTTCCTCTTCAACCTTATCCAGTTTGATGATATCTTCGTAGACACTCTTGGCCTTTTCGAGACGTGATTCAGGAGTCTCTTCGGGTTCTTCGAGTATCTCTAATTCACTCATGGTATCTCTCCTTGATAAAGTAATAGTCCTGACATACGGACCACCATTGAACTTGCTTTTGTTTTAGATCAATGCGGGGCCAGAAGTTAGGTGATCCGCATTCAGGACATATGATATGTTCGTCGCCGATTTTGAAGGCTACTGTAAGCATTACAGCGTCTCAATCAGCTTGCCTTCAGCTTCCAATTCCTTGATTGCAATAGCGATAGCTTCCATTGCATCTGCCCATAGTGGCCACTTATCTTTGTCCTTTTCTTTCATGAACTTGGATAGTGGATTAACAGGCGTTTCGGCTAGCAGGTCATTTTTAGCTTGCTGAATCTTTTCTTTGAGCCGCATACGGTTGCTGTTGAGGGCAATCCTATATACGTAAGGCACCCGGCTGTCGATTTTCTCTACTTGACCCGTTTGTTCCAGAATCCTGATTGTGTTTCTAATAAACGAATCCGAGAGATATGTGACTTCGATAAGCTCCATAATAGTGCGGGGCTTTTCGTCGAGTGTCTCCAGTATTCTCTCTTGGCCTTTACTTGCCATTGGTATCCCTCCACCTAAAGGTTGGGTAAGCTCGCGTATCTACATGCTCCCTATCCTTATGTCCTGCCTTCTTACGGCAACGGAATTCCCCAAAGCGAGACTTGCTATTCTTTGTGGTTGCATTACATTTGCCCGGCAGATACAACGAATCATTTGGATCGCCGGGTTTAGTCTCGGCATCAATGATTAGGATACTCACAGTTCAATTACCTCAGCAGATTCAAACAGGTGCTTACGGACAGATACGGGATATGAAATACCCTTACCGGTAAACAGTTCACCGCAACCGCATTTGATAAGCCAAGCATTGCTGAATTGCCGGACCATTGTAATGGGGTGAGACAGAACAACCTTATTGGTTGATTCAGTTTCCATTTCTGCACGGCTCTTGACCGGGACAAAAGCAGAGACGGCCTTGGCAGAGTTGAATCCTTTAGACATTTTCATTTCCTTTGTGTTCGATAAAGCAGGTGATTGAAGAGTGACGGTAATCAATGATATTTCCAACGATTACCTTATAGACCTTGGCCCCACAGATAGAACATAGTCTCCAATAGGACTGTGGGCCGCGTTCGTCATTTGCTATAGGGTCGGAGGACATAGCACGCGCTCCGTTGTAACGATCTCCTTTACTGTGATTGCAACCCCACTACGTGGTGCAATTGCCTCTTTAGCCTGCACTTCAAGCCATTTAGCGGCCACGTTTTCGTCGCGAGTAGTAATGGTGCTAGTGGCATTACCTTTTGCGCGAGTGATCTTGTATACCACTTTGCTAGTAAGTGGCTCAGTGGTTTCTGTATTTGTCATTGCATTGCCTCAGTTCTATCTATTGTGATTAGGGATTCCCATGTGCCGTTTTGCTCGCGTGATATGCGCCATTTCTCCATGCAAGCAAGGGCCTCAGCTAATGTATCGAAGTCCTCCACTGTATCTGTTGTTGCGGTTTGAGTAATGTTATTGTGCTTGACTGTGACGCGGAGCTTACTGAATACAAGAAACTTCAGCTTATCTACTGCCGCTGTATGTACTCCCGTGAGTATCTCAGTATAAGCAGTTGCATTGGGGTTTGACTTATTAACAAAGTCCATACGCTTAAGTGTGTTGACCATTTCAATAACCTAGCTCTTTCATGCCGTGATTCATGTTTCTGTATCCAGTTTTATATACCTCATAGATTTCTTTCTTAGTGAGGCTGTATTCCACAGAAAGGGTGGCATATTCCTCACCACTGAAGTAAGTATCCACGAATACATCGGGCGTGCTAATTGCTGGCTTACCGACGTTCGCGTGATTCTCACCAATTGAGTAAGCCTTCTCGTATACCTCAGCTACCGGGTGCTTTGGCAATACAGGGATGCTATTAGTTGGAAACTCCATTGTTCTCACTCCTAATAATCGAATGACTCTTCTTGCTGTTTAAATTGAATCCTTGCTCGACTGTCTCTAACCGGTGCCCATAACATCATGTAAGTTGCGTATGGTTTCATCTTATAGAGAGTCGCTATATCTTCGACGGATACTCCTTGCTTAGCAAGCAATTCGATATCTGTACGCTGTGCGTCTTTCAAAAGAGACAATTCATCTTCAGCGATTTTAATACGCTCCAGAAGAGATTCCCTTTCCTCTTTATTCAGTGCCATGTTTTATATTCTCTCTTTCATATTCTACTAGGCACAGCTATCGCTGTCCTTAGATTGTCTCATACATATTGGTGATCTGTCAAGCATGGTATAGGTGGCTTATTTGTCACGGTAATGAGGAGTTAGTCATAGTTTGGTTTGCTTGCTTGAATGGGTTGTTTAATTTGGGTAGTAGATTTAACGAAATGGTTGGTACAAGTGGTTTTACAAGTTGTTGGTAAAGTAGTGCGAAACTCTTATAGTAGGTAGGGTTTGGTTAGTACATAGCTTCTGCGGGCTGGGATCGTGGACCCAAATATTTAATATGAGGGTATTTAAATTGAAGGGTTGAGTTTGTATATAGGAGATATCACATTGGGGAGTGGGGACCTTACGCTTTGCTTCAGGGCCCCACCCCCGGCGGCTATTAAATCTATGGCAAGTGAGTGTTACTTTTATATGCGATTGAGTTGGTACTAAGCTCAAAGTCGGTATNNGGTATTTTCGGTATGTAACCGCCCGACCTGCCATAAACATATCCCTATTCAATCTGCATGTACCACGCGTATTTATTCCGATGCTGGGTATTTGGGTGCTTATTGCTTTTCTGTGGGAAAGCATATTGATAGAGGACGGGCCGGTGGCCCTATATGCATAACTTAATATGAGGCGACCTGCTTACTTAGCTCCACCCGGTTTATTCTAGGCGATTTTGGGCATAGAAAAGGACCGCCCTATTGGACGGCCCTAATCTATTGCCTATTAAGACGGGATAGGCGTATTGGTGGCGGCTGAATACTTTTCCTTCAGTTCGGTAGAAAGTGCGCCCTTATCTGCTACGGTAAAGCCATTCTTACGGCCCCACTCTTTTGCGTTACGGTTGAATTCCTTTACAGCTTCAGATGCGCCGGTCTGTACCTTTTCACCTTCAAGCTTCGGGATATCCAGCACCTGAAGAAGAATCTTGCCAGATTCAGTCTTGCCCTTGAAATTGGATTCACGGCCAGCGGGAGAAGTCTCAGATTCGACATATCCAAGAAGCTTGAACATATCCCGAATACCAGTGCCATTCTTTTTGAGAGCGGCGCGGGAATCATTGTAATCCGCAACGAGCTTGCCTTTATCGAAATCGGGAGCAATTTCGGATTCAACCTGCTTGCGAACCTTTTCGTCAATCTGTGCATTGCGAGCGGCAATAAGCTTTTCAGCTTTTGCAACTTCTTCTTTCCACTTCTTGACTTCTTCATCATCAGAAGATTCAACCGCTTCTGCGACCGCGGCGTCCAAATCTTCAACCTTCTTGAACTGTGCAACCAAATCAACGATGTGATTGTAAACGGGAACTACCGTATCAAGGAGCTTCAGATCGGCGGGAGCATCCTCTGCGGAGGCTTTGGCAGAATCCCAGTTGATTGCTTCGAGTGACATTGTACTTTCCTTTGTTTGTGTTTGGGCTGGCCCGGTGTGGCCATATGTCTAGTGTACCGTGTGGTATAGCGTGCTGTCTACTGTATTGGGCAAATTTCTAGTCGGTTTATGACTCCTTGATCTGATAGACGACTGTCATGCCGTTGCTTGCCACTGTGACAAGATGCTCCGCTGTGAGTTCCAGCAAGTGCTTTGTGCGGATTAGGGAATCAAACCACTCCCATACTGATTCACTGCATTGTGTATGTACCAATTGTTCAAGCTGATGCCAGCCTAGGAATTCACCAATCTCAGTTTCTGCGCCCTTGCATTTGACTGTGAATTTAAACATTAGAATACCTCTCCAAAGTTATCTGATTCCCATTGTTTACGGTTTGATTCATTAAGCCAATCTGTTTTGATTGAATCGAAATCCCTAAGAGCACAACGGGTTTTATTAAGAATAGTCTGGCATTGATTAGGAAGATGCATATCGACCGGGAGAGCAGTCTCAATTTGCTTTAGAGCATTGATTACTTTCTTAGCCTCCCACCTAGCTTCAAGCAATTGCCGGTACGATATGCGATGCTTAGCCATTTGAATCAACCTTTCAGGGTGTCTTGTATTACTGGTTCGGGGTCTGCCCTTTTATTATTTGGGGAGCCTTTCCCCTTATTCCTTTCCTTGCCTCCTTATGTATCAATTCTAGCATGGTATAGGGCATATACAACCCTATTTGGGAAATTGATAAGATATATTCAAAGTATATAAGTATATAGATCAGTTGGATATCTATTGTCGCGTATTGATATATCAGTGCTGATGCTGGTGATATATCAAAAGTTTATTACTTGACCATCTTGACAATTTTTAAAATTTCCAGCCACGCTTTACCGTTTACCCAAAAAATTTTTCCCCATTTGACAATAGCATATACCACACTCTACTATACACATATCACCACCTATCAAAGGCTTTAACCATGAAAAACAATATCACCCAAATCAGAGAGGACTTCAATCTAACTCAGAAGCAGATCGCATCCCAATGCGCTATTACTGAGCAGGTAGTCCTTAAAGCTGAACAAGGTATGTATCCAACGATGCCGCCTGCTCTATTAGAAGGTTTGCACTATCTCACTGGTTATTCAAAAGCCAGACTCGAATCCGAATACGAACGATGGATTGATTCAGAGCTATTTAAAGTTCGCCTCCCTAGCACAGGCAACCAAATGGTCACCGACTATGTGCTATTCAACGAATGGCGCTCGACCGTCTGTGGGATGAATAAAGTCCCGGATAATATCAATTCATTTTGTAAGCTATTGAAGATTCATCCCTATGTTATTCAGAAGTATTCAGCTGGTAAGATGAAAGGTGTGCCGATCCAATTGGTTCAGCGCATCGCTCAAATCAGAGGGCTTCAATAAATATAGGGTAGGTGAATACAATGGACCCGATCTGGATTATCATTATCCTATTGATACTTATACTGGTGCTTGGCGGCATCGGTCATTATAGGAGGTAATGCTATGGGAACTCCCCATACATATGATGTTTGCGACTATTGCGGACTGGCTATTGTCAATCTGAACAACGCAGGCACATGGACGCACGTTGAAACTGACGGCGTTAAGAATGGTATTCCTGCTACTGAATGTGTAGTTCCTAATGTTCGTCTTAAGGCAACTACGCAGTCGGGCAAGAGTATTAACACGCATGCGAAAGCTGGGAAGCTGAGTTCAGGCAGAAGGGATCAGCAGTAATGTCGATAGCTAAGGATTTGGTGCCGGTTGCAAAGCCCATAAGCCTGACGATGCAACAGAAGCTGAATATCCAGATTCTTAGCTATCACCGGGCAATTAAAGAAGAGACGTTTAATGCGGAAGACATATATAACGATTGGCCCACGGACCCGGCTTTACGTCACAAAGCAGGAGTACGGCCGAGCATTACCGCTATACAGCAATACAAAGCCACGGATGATTACCGGTCAGGAATGGCGGAGCGTGGTATTGAGGTTTCCGATTCAGAGGCTCTCACTGCCGAACAAATCGCATGTATATCGCTACTTACGAATCTCGGTGACCGTCGGACTTTCGGAAGCAAGCTCAAGGCTCTCGGAATTAAAGAACCGCAATTCCGCGGATGGATGAAGCAGAAGAAATTTAATGATGCTATTCGTGCCATTGCTGGTCGAGGTCTGGACGAGGCTATTCCTCTCGCTGAAGCAGCACTTGCGCAATCAGCCGCCGCCGGAGATTTAAATGCAATTAAATTCTTCTTTGAAGTTACAGGACGACATAACCCATCACAGCAACAGGCTATTGATGCACAACAGCTGATTGCAGTAATGGTTGATGCCGCTCAGGAGATACTGGGTGATGATCCAGAGAAACTGAGGCGTTATACGGATATTGTGCGTCTAAAGGCGCAATCTATTAAGGGGATTACGCTGTGAGTACAGTAACTACCCGACTTGGGCTGGTTAAACCAACCACATTGGAGCAATATGCGCTCAGTGTGCTGAATAATAATATGGATGCGATCGACGCGGCATTGGTATTAGGTGCACAGGCAAACGGCACTTACAATACAAACAGTGTGGTCGGCACTTCTTCAAAGTTTACGCGACTGTCAATCGCTTCTGTGGGAATTGTAGTTGCGGAGATTGGTATCGACTTTGATAACGCTGGTGGTATTGTTATTGCCGCAAATACGGCCGCGCCAACTCATTTGCCTGCGTTTGTGCCTGCTGGGTTTAGGCCACAGACAGCACCGCACGCATTTCCTATTGCAACCGTTTCTATGAATAAGAACGGTGGTCAGGGTCAGCTATTGGCTATCGGTGTTGAACAATCAACCGGTGATTTGCTTTTGAATAGTTCTGGTGCCGCATATACAGCACCCACTGGTTCTGAAATTAATGCATTTCTAGTATACCGATGGGATGGTAACCCATAATGGCTGGTTCTGAACTCAGCAATAATAGACAAGGTTCATCTGTTGATTCTGGTCTTAGGCCGGATGCGAGAACAGTAAATGAATTCCACAGCAATGACGATCTTGATAAAGATGCTAATAGCCATCATCATTCGCTTGGCTCAGGCGCTAATCAAGCTTCTCCGGGGTCGCATAATCATGACGGTTCGACGAGTGTTCAGTTATTGGAAGGCTTCACGCTAAGCGGGACTCGTGGAACTGCAACTTCAATCGTGAGTATTATTGACGCATTGGTGCAATTAGGTGCGACAGATAACACGACTGCGTAAACACATACCGTCACTTAAAGCGCGTCCGCATTGGTGGGCAACAGTATTTATGATATGTAATGTTCCACCAGCTTATTTATGGTGGAAAGACAGTTTACCATATATCATATTTCTCTCCCTGTGGGCCAATATCTATTCTAGTATTAGTGCAGATCAGGCCGCAGAGGCAAAAAAGGAAGCTCTAAATGCCAAGAAGTCAGAAACCAACTCTGAGTCTTAGCGATATGCTCGACGAAGTTGTGAATGGGCTGGACGATTCTGTTCAGTCCATTTACGCATATCATCCACATGAGAAACAATATGAGTTTCATAAGTCAGACCTTATGGAAAAGCTGTTTATCGGCGGTAACAGGTCTGGTAAAACAGTGGGGAACATCTGCGAGTGTATTTGGCGCTTGACTAAATCCCATCCATATCGACCGGAATTAAACGAGATTGAAGGCGAGATTAGGGGCCGATTGGTATGTGTGTCTTTTGTAGACGGTCTGGAAAAGATCATTCTCCCATTGTTCAAGAAGTGGATGCCAGCCAAATATTTGATAAATCGTTCTTGGGACAAGAGTTACAACAGATATCTACGTACACTAACTTTAAAGGACGGGTCATTTATCGAGTTTATGTCATACGACCAAGAACTGGAAAAGTTCGCAGGTACAAGCAGGCACTTCGTATCGTTCGATGAAGAACCTCCTAAGTCCGTATGGGAGGAATGCCTATTGCGTTTGGTTGATACGGACGGTGATTGGTGGATTTCAATGACACCGGTCGAAGGTCTTACTTGGGTATTTGACCTTATTTACCAGCCTTGGGAGGAAGGCAATAGGCCTGAAACGCTGGTATTGAAGGTTTCAATGGATGATAACCCGCACTTGAAAGAGACGGCTAAATCCAAGATTCTTAAGAACATTGTCGATGAAGCGGACAGACAGGCACGTAAAGAAGGTTCATTCGTACAGATCAAGGGACTGGTATATAAGTCATTTGATCCTCACATCCATAAGCGCAAGAACTTTCAACTTCATCCTGCTATGCGCATTTATACTTCTCTTGATACTGGTTGGCGCCACCCTGCTGCTTGGCTTTGGCACGCCGTTGAACCTAACGGACGAATAACCACGTTTCATGAAATCGTAGAAAGCGAGCGAACAGTTGAAAGCTTGGCCGCTGAAGTACACGCATTTGAAAACAAAGTATTACGACCGTTGGGAATGGAAGTTTTTCAACGTACAGGTGACCCTGCGATGCTACAAACCAAAGAGCATACAGGCACTTCTATTGTCGGTGAATATGCGAAACACGATATATTTATTGGAGTGGAAGGCGTACCGAAAGGGCCGGGATCGGTAGATATTGGCGTCACCAAATTGACTCAGTATATGACCACAATGTCCTATAATGGACCATGTTGGGGATATACAGAGGATTGTCCTACTCTTGAAAAGCAGATGAAGAATCTTCGCTGGGAACAGTATGATTCTAAGAAGCTTGAATATAAGAAGGCTCCGAAGGTCACTATTGATAAAAAGAATGATGATGCGCCGGATTCACTGCGCTATTTCATTACTCTTACAGATGATCTGACTCCTGAAGCGATTGCGGATATACAGAAGAATCCCAATCTGCTACATTCAGTACCGTATTACAACCCATACGCACCGCCGATTCCTGATTATCAGGTATATCAGTCAAGCACACTTTATGGAATTGAGGGATTATAATGCCTAGCCGCAAACCGTGGCACGATTCACCTTATGACGCTAGTGGTATGCCGCTTGGCGCGGAAACTGCTGATTACGACAATGAGGAAGAACGTCGTAAGCATATGGTTAAAGAGAAGTATGTACCGGAAGTTCCTTTGAATGACCCGGATTATCAGCCTCGTCAAATGCCAAAGACCTTTACAGGTCAGCGTCCTTTGACCAAAAAGAATTTCAACTCTTCAATTGTAGAAGGTGAAGGTTTCCCCGATCCTAATGTTGAAGTAGTAGACGTAGAGGACCCGGGAGTTCGTAAAGAACTATTGGTCCGCGAAGCCGACGATAAAGGCTTTAGCGAAGTTCCTGAATTGCCGAAATCTGAAAAGCAGGAAACTGTTGATGAAATTGGCGCCGAGGACGAGCGTAATCCTGAATCCGAAACACATCAAGAAAACCTTGAAAAGAAGGAAGAAGATGTACGTCAGGATCAGGAAGAACAAAGGGAGGAAATTGACTCGACCTTCCTAGACCAGTTTGAAAAGAAAGATGAAGATAATGACGGAGTTCAGAAGTAGCCGATTCCTTCTGTGGGAACGACCTATGGCAAGCCCGTTTTACGATCTTATTCATCAGGATAGCCGCGGACCCGTATTTGATCTGGCTGTAACGCTTGAATCATATGACGGGTCCGTTTATATCCATCAGGATGATATTATCGAAATGGCTCGCACATTGGGTATGGCGACCACAGATGAAGTAGCTCAAATGATGCAGGAAATCCAGCATCTTAAGTCTCGCGTTAATAGACTGCCAAAGGCAGAGGAAGAGCTTCGCCGTGAATTGGACATTGCCGTTGACGGTTTTTATAGGAATCTTCATTCTGACGAATCTGATGTGGTTCCTAGTTCTGAGAACTCAGAATCAACAGATGATCCGTCTGCTGGATTTAAACCATAAGCAAAGCGAGCTTCTAAGCGTCAAAGACCTTCAGGCATATGCCATTCTAAAGCAGATTGCGCCAGAGCAAGAGACTGCTCCTATGGAAGAACCTGAATCAGACGATCAAATTGCATTTAGGGAGCGTTGTGCGCGACCGGGAGGATTAACAGACGATGAAAAGCTCTATTTCAGGGCAAAGGGATTCGACGTCGCCGACTAATCTTCCTGCTTTTGTGCTTTCAGGCGAATCTGTTGAAAAAGATTTGGCTAGGCTTAAAGAGCGGGAAGGAGTAAAGAATGCCGTTGCACTTGGTAAGCTGGTAAAAGACTGGTATAACAAGTGCAAAAACCAGATGGACCCAATTAAGCGCCAGTGGTATCTGAATATGTCGTTCTATAAGGGCGAACAATATGTAGATTTCATTGGTGGCAGGCTTATCAATATTCCTTTGCCTGCTAATAAAGCCAAGCTGGTTATCAACAGGATCAAGCCTGTAGTACGTACTGAGGTTGCTAGGCTTACCTCTCAGGAGCCTACAGCTGAGGTTGTACCGGCCTCAAATGAAGAGACTGACGTTATGGCCGCACAGGCCGCTGAAGCGGTCTTTAACAGCTGTAGAACACGTCTCAATCTTCAGGGCGTATTGCGTCAGGCCGCATGGTGGTGTTCCGTAACTGGAGTAGGTTATATAAAGACCTATTGGGATAAGGATTACCAGTATGAAGATCCGAATGGGCAAATGGCATACGGAGACCACTGCTATACAAGTGTTTCCCCGTTTAACATTTTGGTACCTGATTTGCTCTTGGAAGATATCGAAGAACAGCCGTATGTTCTCAATGCTTTCACGAAATCGCTGGATTGGGTCAGGATTCATTACCCACAGGTAATGGACCGTGAAGGTTGGAAGCCTACAGTTATTTCTTCAAATGAGATTATGGAAACCCAATATCTCAATACGAAATCAACTCAGGCTAATCAGGCCACTCCAGATTCCTGCCTTGTAGTAGAGGCTTGGATTAAGCCAAACGCAACGCCTCTACTTCCAAAGGGCGGGCGGGTATTGCTTATTGATGATCTGGTTGTCGATGCGAATGAAGAAGGAATTCCTTATAAGCATGGGCAATATCCTTTTGCAAAGATTGATTCAATTCAGTCTGGTTCGTTCTATGGAACTTCCGTTGTTGAAGATTTGATTCCTCTTCAGCGTGAAATCAATAGGACTCGTTCTCAGCTGATTGAAGCTCGTAACCTTATGGCTAAGCCGGGTCTGTTCTATAGGACTGGTTCGCTTGATCCAAATAAGTTTACTTCTGCAACTGGCCAGCTTATTGATATTAAGCCCGGTTCTGAATATCCTCAGCCTATTCCTCTTCCGCAAATGCCGGCATTCGTCGAGCAGATGCAGGATAGGTATTTGCAGGATGTTGAAGATATCTCAGGTCAGCACCAAGTATCTAAAGGCAATGCTCCTGCTGGTGTAACAGCTGGTACGGCTATTCAGTTCCTTCAGGAAGCTGACAATAGCTATATGGCAACCACTCACTCTTCTATTGAAGATGCTATGAAGAAGGTTGCTCACCAGACTATCGCATTGGCAATTGAGTTTTATGACTCTGCGCGCCTGATTAAATACGTTGGCCGGGATGGTCAGATCAATGCGAAGTATCTTTCCCAGTCTGATATAAAGTCTGGTACGGATATTCGTATTGAGGGCGGTTCTTCACTGCCAGTATCTAAGGCCGCTCGTATCGCTCTGTTTATGGACCTTATGACTCGCGGTGCTATTCCTGTAGATCAGGCTCTTAAGCTTATGGAACTGCCTTCTATGAAGGCTTACTATGATCTTACTGAGGTCGATGAAAAGCAGGCTACGCGCGAAAATGTTGCAATGTCTGAACTTGACCCTCAGCAGACGCTTCAGGCTCGTATTCAAGTTGTTGAAATGGCTCAGCAGAGTATTCCAATGGGTATTGATCCTATGCAATCTCCGCAGGCTTCTCAGCAAATGGAACTCGGAAATGAGCCAGTTGTTGAAGTACATGACTGGGACGAGCATGATGTTCATATTATGGTTCATACCCGGTACATGAAATCTCAGGAATACGAAATGCTTCCTGATGAAATCAAGAACGAATTTGAATTGCACTTGCAAGCCCATAAGGACCGTAAATTCAAGGTTATGATGGAAGATATGGTTCAGCAATTGGGCGCTGAAGGAGATACCGGCGGTATGGGTGCTCCAATGGGCAATGATAATAATGCGGGTGGAGAAAACCAATTCTCCGAAACTCAGGCACCTGTTGACGCAGGTGCGCCTCCACAGTAAATTACTAATCAAGCGACAGGGCCTTAAGGTACAGCGCAGAAAGAAGTAAAGATGTTTATTCCGAATATTTTTCCCTTTATCTCTATGATCGAACCAGAAGTAGATAATGGGGGCGGAGAGAACGGCTCCGTAAATGGGGAAATTGATGATCTGGGAGTACCTGCCGATTTCGGACAGGATAATCATCAGGAAGAGACAAAAGAGGTAAAGCTTAATCCCGCATGGAATGCAGTTCTTGAACCGCTTCCGCAGGAGTTTCATAAGCAGATTATGCCGAAGCTCCAAGAGTGGGACAATAACTTTGCTAAGGTACAGTCAGATTACGCTCCATATAAGCCGCTTCTCGAAAATAATGTAAAATTCGAGGACGTGCGGAAGGCATTTCAGCTAGTCGATTTGATTAACGCAAATCCCCGCGCTGTATATGACCAGCTTGCTCAGCGGTTTGGATTTAATTCTGGACAGGGCCAACAGCAGATTGAAGATAATAAAGAAGATGACCCACAGGATATAGGCAATCCTGACGGCCAATTCGATATTACAAAGCATCCTCAATTTATCGCCCTTCAACAGCAGGTAGAGCAGTTCAATCAATTTCAGCAAAATCAGACTCAGGCTCTGCAACGCCAGCAGGAAGAACAAAGAGTCCAGACAGAAATCAATAATGAATTTGCTGCTTTGGAAAGCAGAGTTGGCAAACTCAATGATGATGTAAAAGCTGAAGTAATCAGGCGAGCAATTGCTATTGGCGACGCCCGAGGCGATGGAAACTTCTTTATTGAAGAGGGGTATCGGGATTACGCGACTTGGGTTAACCGGGTCCGTAATTCCCGAGCTAATGCCAATGCTCCGACAGTAATGCCGGGTAATGGTGGCCAGCCTAACCAGAAAAAGTCTTTCGGCCTTATGTCAGAGGACGAGCAAGTTGACCGTATTGCGGAAATGGCTCGTAAACTAGCAGAAGGTCAGAACCTATAAGGAGCGAATACAGTGCCTCAGACACTTACGACCCTCGCTCCACTTCTTAAAGAAGTGTACGAGGAAGGTCTTACCGACCAACTTAATTCTGACGCCAAAGCTTATAACCGTATTAAGTCGAACGCTAAGGCGGCGACTAAGTATGGTGGTAAGTATGTGAATTTCCCTATTCACGTTGCGCGTAACTCGGGTATTGGTTCTCGTAATGAGAATGAAGCCCTTCCGACCGCAGGTTTTCAGGATACTCGTGAAGCCTTTATTCCGCTTAAGTCTCACTACGCCGCAGTTGAACTGACTGGTCAGGCTATTGAACTTGCGGATAAGGATTACCAGTCCTTCGCTGAATCCCTCACTCTTGAAACCACGAGGATTAAGACGGACGTTTCTAAGGAACGTAACCGTATGTTCTTCGGTAATGGTTCTGGTGCTCGTGGTGTTGCAACCGCTGGTCCAACTGGTCAGGTTATTCCTTTTGCGAATGTCAGCCAGATTGATATCAACGGTGTATATGACATTATGGTCGGTTCTACTTCTACTGTCCGTCAGGCCGGTGTTGTGGTAACAAACGTTTCCGGTCTTAACGTAACCTTTACCGGTACTCTTACAGGTACGGTTGCAAACGATATTCTCGTTCGCACTGGTTCGTATGGCCGTGAATGGACTGGCCTTGGTGCTATTCTTTCGGATACCACCATTCTTCATCAGATTGACCCGGCAACGGTTCCGGTTTGGAAGGCAGAAGTTAAGACTACTGCCGGTGCTATTTCCGAACTTATGATGATTCGTATGGCTGACCGTATTTACATTAACGGCGGTAAGACTTCCGTTATTTGGACTACGCTCGGCGTACAGCGTGCATATTTCTCGCTTTTGCAGTCTCAGAAGCGCTTCGTTAATACTACGAAGTTTGAAGGCGGCTTTAGCGGAGTTGCATTCCAGTCGGCATCTCAGGGCGAAATCCCTATGATTGCTGATATTGACTGCCCCGCAGGTACAGCACAGTACATTGATGAAAAGTCCATCACTATTTACAACAATGGTGGATATAAGTTCATGGACCGTTCTGGCTCTATGTGGCAACAGAAGCGTACTTCCGCAGGTAAGTTCGACGCTTGGGAAGCTACGCTGTACGAATACTCTGAAATGGGTACTCGCCGCCGTAATACTCACGGCCTTATCTCCGGTATCACCGAGGACATTCTGACCTAAGGGCCGGACACCTAGTAATAGGGGAGTAGGGATAACCCCTGCTCCCCTATTCGTGTATATAAGGACTTCAAATGCCAACGATGGATTACGACAAAGCAACTCGTCTGCAATACGACGACTCCACCCTTTCTGTGGGAGAATCTGTATATAGTCGAAAAGCTATTCAATCTACAGGTCTTTCAACTTCTTCTGGCTCTCTCCGTATGACTTTCTTTACGGCCGGTAAAACAGAAACCGTAACGCAGGTCAGAATGATTTCTGGAGGTACTGCGGCGGCGGCTACTCCTACGCTTGTTAGGGTAGGTATTTATCAGGTAGATGATGCGACTGGAGATTTGACTCTTGTAGCTTCAACTCCAAATGACACTACTCTATTGGCCGCAACCAATACTGTATATACAAAGGCCCTTTCAGCACCCTTTACTAAGTATAAGGGTACTCGCTATGCAGTAGGACTTTTGGTTGTTACTGCGGTGGCTACTCCGACAATGGTGGGAAATAACGGTGCTCCGGCATCAGAAGTTTTCCAAGCTCCGCATATGGCCGCATATTCGGCGCAGACTGATCTTCCCGCCACTATTACGGATGCTTCTCTAACTTCTGGAGCAAGTATTATTTATTTCGTACTATTGCCGTAGGTGGGGCTATGGATTTTACTGCGATCCCAGAGGGTATCTGGGCAAACGGTATTACTCCTGTAATTGTTGTGGTAATGCTCTCGACTGGGTTGCTGGTGACTCGTCGGGAGCATAGCAACATGATTAAGCTAATGGAGTATTTCCGAGGTCTTGTCGAAACTAAAGACGTGACTATTGCAAATCAGGCTGAAGCTCTTGATCTGCTGAAAGAGGGCGCTAAAGTGACAAAACAGACCGTCGAAACCGTTAGGGATATTGCGAAACAAAAAGAGGAAGAATAATGGGCTTTTTTCATCATAAAGTCCGACTTCCTCCTAACGCTTTAATGAAATCTCGTGAAGCGGACGCACAATTGGAAAAGTCGAAGAAAGATTTGGAGGAAGCTAAATCGCTTACACAGGATTTGCTTTCGATGCGAGCCGATAATCACTTCGCAAGAGACTGGAGAAAGGCACTAGGGGTTAAAGATGGACGTTAATACGTTTGTTTTTTGGTCTAGATTGCTTACGATTATCGGTGGCTGTTCAACTTTTGTTGTATGGCTCGGATATTCAGCACTTGCACCTTGGTATAAGTATTCAGCTGGACGGTATATTTGGGGTTTGCTGACCGCAATCGTAATCCTTCTTGGTATTACAATTTTCCGGTTCTTAGTACCCGGCATGCCTTTCAGGCAACCCCTTATCATATTCGGATTGGTGGCTTTTGACCTATCTATTATCGGTATGGGCATTGGAATTTACAAGGCTCAGGTGCTTAGATATTATAAATACAAGTTCGCTACACAAGAGCGGATTAAGCACGATCAGAAACGGTCCACTATGACCGGGGATCATTGATCCAGAGGTAATTATAATGACGGTAATTGATGAATCACTTACCGCAAAAGGGTTTACGCCACAGAATCAAGTTCCACTAGTATATGGCGGACCCAGAACTATTGATTGGTATACAATTCACCACTGGGGGTCGTTCGGCCAGACACACGACGGAGTTAATAACTTCTTCGTTAATGGTCCCGGCGGTACTAGCGCGCATTTCAATGTTTCAGGCGGACGTATTAACTGTCTGGTAAACCCTTGGGATGCCGCTTGGCATGCTGGTAACGCTCTTGGTAATCGTACTTCAGTGGGATTTGAATGCCGACCAGAAGGTTCTGATGCGGATTATGCCGCGGTTGCTGAAACTTTGGCATTTATGAACGCTACATATGGGAAAAAGCCTCTCAGGCCCCATAACTACTGGTATCCAACAGCTTGCCCGGGAGCTTGGGATTTAGCTAGGTTGGATAAAATGGCGCAAACATATACAGCGCCTACTCCTACTCCTATTGCACCAAAGCCTCCGACAGGGGAAATTGTGGACCTCAAATATATTCGCGACAATTCAACCAAGAGGATTTCTCTTGGCGCTGGCTCTCAGGTATTCCTGCCTGAATCAGATAATACCAGCAATTGGAATCTTGCAGGCGATGGTCTTGGTATTGGTTACTACGACTGCAATTTGTATTTCCGTGGTGAAGGACTTGCCACTGGACAGTCTCTTCAGGTTCAGGTATTTATTCGCACAAATGACGGAAATCTTTCCGGCTATTTCCCGGTAGAAATTAAGGGTGATGATGATGGGTTCTTTGCAGGAACTGTACCATTCAAGTCTCCGCTTCTTGCTTCTGCCCGTTTGGAAGTTGCTGTTAAGGCTTCATCAGCTTGTGTAATCACTAATTACGGCGCCGACAAGTACGTCTTTATTAAGTGATTAAAATGCGCGATGTGCCAACAAAGGTATACGCGCTAATTGGAACGGAAGTGGGCATTACCGCTGGAATGGCGGTAATGCTTTACTTCTCTCTACGCTCAGTAATACGCGCTACTGTTCAAGGACAGTGGAAGGCTTTCAAAGAATTGTAGGATTTGAAATGGCAGATCAGATTTGGCTCGCCGGGCAGGGTTTTCAGCTAAGTCAGGAAATGATTAATCTCGCTCAGGAATTGAACGATAAATATCCTAACCTTTCGCTAGCATGGATTCCACCAGAAGATCGAGGCCCAGACGACGACCGCCCGTTCGCTATTGTGCAGATTGATAGAATGGGTAATCAAATCGCCATTATCCATCGCATGCACCAGTTTATGGTTCATGGAGCTTATATTTTCAATTGGCTGTGGGAACATGATAGCCAGCGAATTGATGTATGGGACAAGCTCCAGAAGCAAATCAAATTCGAGGAAGAACAGCGTGCTAAGGCGGCGCGTGAACGCAGTGATGAACGGGCTGATATTATTCATACCGTTGCTCACTCAAATAAGCATACATTCAAGTTGAATGGGCATAAGATTGGTAGTGAAAACAGCTACCCAACGCTAGGATTGAACGATGATCGAGAGAAAGACTAAAACAGTACAAGACGTACTGATTACGGTTAAACGTCAATTCGGTGACGAATCTGGTGTTCAGCTTACAGACTCGGATATTATTCGTTGGGTAGACGATGCCCAGCGTGAAGTTATTATGAACAATCCTGAAATCAATGCCACGGTTGTTTCTATTAACGTCACTGCTGGGACATACCAATATCCAATCCTTGCATCCATTCCGAATATCGAAATTGTACGGTCTGTCCACTATGATGGGCAGATTTTGCGTAATATGAGCTTTCAATCTGCGCAGGAATACATCATTCGGAATACTTCCAGTCAGAATAACGGCACTCCAACGTTCTGGTATGAATACGCAGGCACTCTAAACCTTTGGCCAGTTCCTCAAACGAGTCTTACTGGCGGTTTACAGGACTTTTTTTTAGCCCGTCCCCCAGAAAACAAGTCTACTGGTGACGTATTGACGGTTCCAGATTCCTATTTCAATGCCATTATTACTTATGTAATGAAGCAGGCTATGAATATGGATGAAAACTTTCAAGCGGCTCAGGCATATGACCAGCAATTCGAGATTTCGATGCAGAAACTGGCTAACAGGACTCAATCTGAGCAGAATACCTATCCGACTATTACTCTTTTGCCGGGGGACAGTGATTACTAATGGCAGGTTCTAAGCAGGTTTATAGCAAGACTGCCGTAACCATTGGTCCTTTTACTGGCGGCCTTAATAACGTATCCAATGCAGGCGAAGCAAGGGATACTGAAGTCGTTGATTTGGTTAATTTTGAGGTTACGGTCGATGAAGCGTTAACTTCTCGACCTCCTATCGAAGCTCTCGCCGGTTCCACACTACCTGCCACCAATACTCTTGGTTGGGAGATTCTTGGTGTATATAGGGTTAGCTCTACAGAATGGTATTTGATTGTTGTTGTTCCCACAGACGGGACAACTAACGTAAATACTACTGTAAAAGCTTACCTTAATGGGGTAATTGGAACCGGTGAGACGATCACCGTAATTAAGAACAGTGTCGGCCTTATTAATAAGGTCACGTCTATGGTTCAGTTCAAGGACTGGCTATATTTTAATGTGGAATCTTCAGCAACAGATACTGGTTTCCGTTGGAAGAAAGGCTCTGGCGTAGGCGGCTCTGCTATTGCATCCATGCCCAAAGGTTCCGTAATGATTAGCTGGAAAACCCGGCTATGGGTATCTGGAACAGGCGAAAATCTAAATGGGGACAGGGTATTCTTCTCGACAGTTGACGCGACAGGTCCGCACCCAGAAACATGGGGCGCTTCTGATTTCTTTGATGTTGCTCCCGGTGAAGGCGGATTTATTACCGCGCTGGTGCCTAGCTTCAATAACCTTATCGTATTCAAAACAGACGGTACTTGGCGATTTGCTTATCCCTCTAAACCCTCACAAGGTATTGTGGATAAGATTTCAGGTAATGTCGGTTGTGCCGGTAAAAATGCCGTCGTGGAATTCGAGAACTATATGTATGTATACGACCAAGGTCGTGTCTACGAAATGGTCAACTCCAATTTCACGCAAATCAATCGTTTCGTCTTGTTTGATGAAGATGCACTTGGGGTCGATTCGACGGCTGTAGGCGTTGAGCTAAGTATCGTCAATAGGCGTTTGCTCGTTCGGTATTTTAATGCTCTGTATTGCTTTTCTGTGGATACAAAAGCATGGAGCCAATGGCGGACATATAGCGGTACTCCCGGCAGATGGTATGAAATGCCTTCTGATTCCAATTCAGCTTCCCCTTCGCAGTTTTATGCGGCTTCAAGAGGAACTGCCCAGTCTGTATCTGCCAATATGATTCAGGATTTCAGCTTTCTTGATCCTGTTATTAAAGCGGCTAGGGCGGCTGTGGTTGGAGCTACAGTTACGTATGCTACTCCTAATGTAACTATCACCAGAACTGCCGGTACTCCTACATTTAAATTCAACACTACGGGATCGGATACTGAATATGATCTTAGAGTGGCTACTTCACAACAGTTTACCTTTAGCGTTAATGTCAGCGCTACTAACGTTGCTTGTGTTATCGACGTTGTGTATCTTCTCGCAAACGGTTCGACAAGCACTAGTACGTCGGCCTCGTTTAATACTACAGGTCTTAAGTCCTTCGATTTTACTGCTCCTGCTGGGGCTATTCTTGCTCGTGTTGGAATACGGCTCAATGCTGCTGGCGCAATAACTATTGATTCACCGACTTTTATTAGGAAATCGGCCGTATCCCCGTTCAATGTAATGAGGATTACGGATACATATCCAGATCAGCCGTCTGCTGTGGAGTATATCGACTGTTATTTCCAAACCAAGAGCTATGACTACAAGACTCCCGGTAACTTTAAGAAGCTATTCTGGGCTGGTATTGACGTTAAGACGTTTAGGGACGTTTTGACTGAAGTTCGCCCGGTTTCTAGGGTAGCTCCTATTACATGGGGAGATTTGCAGGCATATACACATGCTCAGCTTCAACAAGGTCTGTGGGGAAACCCACTAAGCTGGCTTAATGTCTCATTCGATGTAACCAATATTCTGGAAGCAGATACGGTTGCATCCGAAAACGGACGTTATTTCAAGAAGCTTGGAAAGGCATTGCGATTCAGGCAGATATCCTACGTTATTAGAATGTCAACGATGGGTAATAAGCCAACTGGTGATGTTAAGTTCTTTAGCCTCACCACGTATATTGCCACTAAACAAGAGGTCGTTGACTCTTCGACGTAATGGAGGATAATGTAAGTCATGGCAAGTTTTGGGGCAATGAAGCGTCTAGACCCCAATAAACCGGGAACTCTAGCAAACAGGTATGCAACTGGGAGTCGTATTTATAATGGTACTTCTCCCAGTCCTCAGTTTGGTGCTGGCTCTGTTAATCCCGCAGGGTATTTACAAAGAGACACAACCAACAACGTTAAGCGAAACTTATTGCTTCGACAGGCAAATAAGGGAAGAAGGCTTTAAAATGGTTGCTCGTGTGCAACTATCCGATATGGGTAATCAGGCTTATAAGCCACCTGCGCCGCCTATTAAAGCGGCTCCCGTAAAGCTTCATTACGATGCTCCGAGGGTAGCCACTCAAAGCGGTGTTACTAAACAATGGTCGCAGGGTGCTGGTACTAATGCCGCTCCTATTTCCGTTCCGTCTTATCAGGCTCAATGGAATCCTCAGCCGGTATATCAAGCTCCCGCTCCTGCATGGCAGGCTCCTGCTCAAACAATGCCATTCCAGCCTTTTGGCCCCGGTGATGGTGGAGCATTGGGAAATAGTATTGGTGCTGGTATTCCTTCTGCACCACCGCCTCCCCCGCCTCCTGTAGTAGGTGGTGCTGAATGGTATTCAAAGCTTGGTCCCACAGCAAAGATTGCCGAGCAGAATAAATGGCTCGGCGGAGATTCTGATTATGCCGCGCAAATCGGTGAATATGATAGGGCTTTGCAGTCCTTTATTGACCGTATTACAAAGCGTAAGCAGGTATTCGATCAGGATGCGGCTGATGCTACTTCAATGACTAACCGCAACGAAGGCGTCGCTCAGAATGCTTTGGGTGAGGATTTCGCGGCTCGCGGTCTTTCTTATTCGGGTCTATTCGACCAGAGTAAAGAACAGAATGCGGGACGTTTCCGCGATGCTCGTACCAATATTGGTAAGATTCAAACTACCAATAAGAATCAGGCAGATAATGATTTGGCTGATTATCGGTCTGAGAATACCATTGGTCGTGGTAATGCAAGGCGCGCGGCACTTCAGCGTATGGCCGCAGATCAGGCACTCAAAGACGCTAATAACTTCTAGGAGATATGATGGTCGATCTTTGGGGCCAAATTGGCCACTGGTGGGAGGACCTGTTTAAACCGCTTGATGAAAAGAAGCGGCAACAGGTTCTCCATCCCGGTTCTGGTATGCCTGAATATGACCGCAGGATGAATGAACCTAAATTCGAGCGTGAATATGGTAGGCCCGCTCAGCCAAAATCGGCTGTTTCTAATAAAACACCCTTTACTGGCTGGCCAGCGGGTAACTATGCGGAACAAAAAGCTCAGGCATTTGGACAGGTTCCAGATGATATGTATGCGGCTAAGAAAGCGCAAATGGATCCTCGTTTGAATCCGCCATTACCAGAAGCTCCGCATGAACCTTCTCTTATGGAACAGCTATTGGATAGGCTTGATGATCCATATGGCGGTTTCAAGGGGAATGTTGATACAAGCGCATTGGATCAGGCTCTTAAATCTCGTCTTTCATCTATTGCTGGTATTAGGACGAATGCCAATAACAACTTCAGCGTTTCGGATCAGAACATCGCTAATATGCATGATGCAATGAAACGAGACGTTGAAACCACTGGCAAGGCTACGTTCAATGATATTGCCAATGACCAAATTGCCGGGCTTCAATCTAATCAGGATCAGGCAGTCCAAGCACTTAATGCCCAAAAAGCAAAAGAACAAGCAGAGCGCGTTGCAATGCTTAAGAACTTGGGTATTGAAGCTTCGGGCGCGACTCCCTCAGATAACTCGGCTTATAATCAGGGTATTGCTAGTATTACTTCTCGTGGCGGCGCAGAGCGCGCTAATGCTGTTGGTGATCGTGCTACCAATCTTGCTTATAATCAGACAGTTGCTAACTCTATAGGTCAGCAGGGTGCTGAAAGGCGAGCGGCTTTGGCTCAGCAATTGCAGGGTATTCTGGGTCAATTGGGTATGGCTGAAGCAGAAGCGAATAGCGATTACAATAACGCTAAGAACCAGATGATTCAGCAGGCACAGCAGGCTGATTACGATAACTGGCAACAGAATCGTAACTTTGATCGTCAGCGTTATAACGATCTATTTGGTCAGAGTATGCAAATGGAAGATCAAGCATTCCAGCGTGAAAAGTATGCTAATGATCTTGCACTGCAACAGATGAAGAATATGCCACAGCCTATGGGATTTACCAATTTGGCTAATGATCTTGTTTCGACATATGGACAGGATCAGGGACAGATTGCAACTCAGGTTCTGTCTCAGGTTCTAACTTCACCTGAAATGCAGGCAGTACCTCCTGACGCAAACCGTTCGGCATATATGGCTTCTCTTATTAAAAAGTATGGCCAGCAATACGGTATTAACGATGTTATGGCGGCTCAGATCGCTACTAACTATGCGAATCTTTAAGATTCATTAAGGGGTTTAAGTTGGCTGAGGACTTCTATCAGAGAGTATACGGCCGACGTAAGGCAACGGCACCGGCTATCGCACCGGCAGTTTCTATTCCTATGAGAACTGGGAATATGGGCTCCAATGCGGTAGCTGGTGCCGCCTCGCGTTCACCATTGCCTACTACAAACGCGCCCTCTAATAGCAGTGGCAATTGGTGGGAAGATGTAATCAATACTCCTGTAATCAAGGGGATATTGGATGCTCTTTCTGTGGGAACATATTCAGTCGGCAATTACGCAAACTTCGTTACTAAGACTGACGAGGACCGTAAAAAGGCTATTGCAGATGCCGCGGCTTCTATGGCACGCGGTGATTTGCTTGGTGGTGCGGCTGATTATATTGGTAATGCTGGCGGATTCGGCGGTGCTGTATCTGCTGGTTTGATTAACGGTCTTTCTGCCGCCGCTGGTAATGCAAATGACGTAGCTACTATGTCAGATACTGTTAAGAATCTTCAAAAGCGAGCCAATATAGATACTGAATCCCCGGAATCTCGTAATGTCCAGTTCTGGGGAGGCTTGGCTGGCGATATTCTGCTGGACCCGACGAATGTAGTAGGGCTGGGAGCGGCCACAGCGGCCACCAGAGGCGCTGTTAGAGGCTCTAAGGCATTCAGTGCCGAGAAGGCCCTTGCGGAGCGCACAGGGGCACTCAGCGAGTCTGTAGCGGATACTCGTTGGGGTAATGTAAAGAAGAATGCAAGTGAAGAACTTAATAAATATCGTCAGGAACAATACGATATACAACAGTCGCGTATTGCAAAGCGTCAAATGCGGAATGCAGACGATGCTGCAAAGGCGCGGTATATTGTGGAGAATCTGCAAACGCTTCGACCGGCTGTATTGCGCGCCGTTGCGAAAACAATGGACGATAAAGAAGGAGCAATTGCGGCGCATTTGGACGAACTTACCGACAGTGATATGGCTACACTGGCGTCAAAGTTGGACCAATCTACTCCTGATACTGTCCCTGCTGATATCGTTGATAACGTTAAGACTGCTCCTGAAAAGTATAAATATGATCCGCAAGTTGTGGGCCTCTCGTCGGTAAAGGAACCTACATTCGCTGAAAAGCTTGTAGATTCTCTCGGCGAATTCAGGACTACCAATAGGAAGCCTGTATATACTCCTGAGCAAATCCATAACGTATCCACTATGCTGGCCGCAAAAGCGGCTAAAGGTATTGATATCGCGAAGGTTAAGAACTCTGAGTTTACTGATTTGGGCGTCCGCTATGAGCATGTACCGCTTATTAAGCAAGGCTCTAAGATGGAGGATATTGCAGATGTTACCTCTGTGGGAGATTTGCGCTCAATCGCTCGTGATATTGGTAATGGGACTATTCCTAAGTCTGCTGTTGCGCCTCTATACGAACACATAGGAACTGACGATCCAAAGGAGATTGCTCGGTTTATTAGGTCGTTCTCGTCCACAGACGAATTCAAACAAGCGGCTAAGAATATTAGTAAATACGGAACTAAGCGAACGGGTCAGACCCCTTTGCCTTGGATCGGCGTATCTGGTCATGGCAAATTGGCTATTCCCGGAGAAGGATTCACACCTGCTGATATTCTTTCTGCTAAGACTCCGGCTAATCCAGAGCAGAGTAGGAAATTCCTTGAGAGTCGTTATAAGCAGTCTGCAATTGAGCTTGCTATGCATCCTCGGGGCACTGAGCTACGCAATCTCGCGGACGATATATTTAAAGAGACTATTGATATTCAGCGTGCTCCTGCTGGTCCCCGCCGTACTCGCCGTGGTGCTAGTGCTGCAAAAGACTTGAAAGGTGCAAAGTTTGAAACCAAATACAATACTCAGTCTGCTCTTTACCGTATTGATAGGGTCACTCAGGCTCTAAGGGATATGAAGTTCAAAACTCAGGCTCAATACGATGATGCGTTTATGATTACGCTGAAGGATATTGACGACCGGCTTAGGCTGGCTGGTTTTGATCCACATCTGACCAATATGGCTATGCAGGGAGATAAGCTGGCCGTAAGGCTGGCTCCTTCTGACGTATTCGGAGCTATGTCTAAAGCCGACCGGGTTAAATATATCCACGGTAAAAAGGCATTCAAACAGCCTATTCAGGAATATCTGCCGTCTACGGTATTGGACCTTGCTGAGGTTCTTACTAGGTCTGCAACTAAGCTGACTCCTGAAGGTAAGATTGATGTTCAGGCTATGGTTCTTAATGCTCTGGATTCTCTTCAGGGTAAATATGGAAAGCATGTTCAGGGTATTCGGGAAATCGAACATAACCTTGACATTAAGACTATCAATAAGAACCATGAAGCTGTTCTTCAGACGCTGGATAAGGAATACAAGACAACCTATCTTCAGGCTTTCAAGGAAGCTAAGTCTCAGGCTGAAAAGCTGTCTGTAGTAGAACTGGCCAAAAAGCAGTCTCCTAAGGAATTTGAAAAGGTAGCTTCTAAGCGCCTTCAGGATATTCCTTTGGAGCTTATCAATAAGTTCACGAAGGGTATGGCTGATGGTCAGCCGAGTATTATCTCTAACCTTATCAATACTAATATGCGCAATGCTTCTGTCTTTGGCGGAACTGTTGCCAAAGAAATTGGTGAGGCTTCGGCAGAGTATTCGGCAAAGGTTCTTGAAGCGCTGGATACAGGTTCTATTGGCGATTTCCTCTCTGAACTCGTAGTTCATCCTCGACTGGCTACTATTACCGATCCTGAAGCGGCAAAGCTATTGCGAGAGAATGCGGATACTGTCCGTATGTCTGTTGTAAATGCTGATGAAATGGCTCATGCCAGCGCGCTCAATAGGAACGTTAATGGCGTAGGTGATGCGGCGGCTAACAATGCGGCGGCATATAGGCTTGATCCTGATATTGCCGCTGAAATGACTAAGCCTCTGGATACGATTAACACTGAGATTCTGTTCGACCTTACAATGCGCGAATTGAATAAGGATATTCTGTACCGTAAGTATGGAGCTTCCCGTTGGTTCAATAAGCGCACTGGTTTGAATAAGACCTTTGATGTGATTGAATCCAGTTCGCACGCCTCTCAGCTTCTTATGACAGGATTCCACGGTATTATCAGGAATTGGCGGGCTAAGGGATATACTCCTGAAATGCTCCGTATTGCCATGAAGGAAGTTCAGACTGGACCTGCAACCACAGAAGTAGCTCGTGAAGTCGAACAGGTTATGAATCAGATGTTTGATCCTAATAAGGTCAACTTCTTGTCTCGTAACTCTGTTGGTCCTGCGCACTTTAATAGGATTCTTAAGTCCGTCGGATTTAATGATTCATATAAGGTTCCTGTGGATGCTACACCGGAAGTAATGAACCAAGTCTGGAAAGAATGGGATATTACGCACGTCGAAGATTTTATGTCTAAACTTATGGGCGCAATGGTTAAAACGTCTGAGGACATTTCAATTGGCGCGTCCTTTACTAGGCACTTCGGTTCTGATGTTGGCGGTGTAATTGACGGCGTTCCAATGAAGCGTGTAGTGGACCCTAAGAATCTCAATCCACTATTCCCGCTTATTGATACGTCGAAGTATTACCCACAGTATGTAATTGATGAAATGGTTCATATCGGTCGGCTAATGACGGAATCCCGCTCATTTAAGCCCGGTACGGCATTGCATACATTCGTAACTAAGGTTATGGACCCTACTATCAGCACTCTGAAAATGACTCAGACTACGCTGAAGCCGGGCCACCACCTTATGTCAGTGATCGGCGATACTTGGCGTAATAACCTTGCATTGCATACTATTGGTTTTAAGGGTTCTCAGAGCAAGTTGTATGTAGAATCAGCAATGGTTCTTAAGCATGCTGTGGGAGATATCGAAGAACTGTCAGAATTTCAGAAGTTCCAGCGTGTTCAAGATATTGCCGGAGAAATCAAAATCGGTTCTGATATGGAATCCCCGACGCGATTCTTTGGAAACATTGGTGGCGGTGGTAAGATTACCGATAAGCAACTGTATGATATTATGCAGGCAAATGGTATTGCACTTCCCGCTCACTTGGGCGGTATGGCAGAAGATTTCCTCACCGATCCTTTGGGAGGTCTTGGAACAGGAGGTAATGCTTTCGTTCGTGGGGTTAATAAGGTTACGACTGGAATTGACCGGCTCGCTAACCCTTTGCGTCCTAAGTTCGGAATGAAGAATCCATATAGTCTTAATAAGTTTACTGCTAACCGGGATACGTGGACGCGCGGCGCCCTATTTATAGGGGCTCTACGCTCTCGGCAATTTCGCAACCTTGATGATGCTGTTGAATTCGCAACCAAGTTCGTAAGGAAATGGTCGCCTACAGCAGTTGATTTGGCGGCGGCGGAATCTAAATACGCTAGGCGATTCATTTTCTACTATACGTGGATTCGAGGTATGGCTCC